GTGTATAGATTATATGCGGAACTGACTAATATCCCAGCGGACCGCGCCCACCCGATATCTGGGTCGGGCATTAATGTTGGACCTGTTACCGGCTCGTCGGATTACGGGATGGAAATAAATGTACCGACTTCGATGGGCAATGAGGTAACTGTGTGGGATTATAAGAGCTATATTTAGGAGTTTATTGAATGTCTTTTAGGTCAGCGGCCCAAGCGGCTTTAAATAATTGGAATGGACTAAGGCAGATTTGCCACTATCCCAGCAATAGATTTGTCATTTAATAAAATAATATACTATTTAATATAAGGTAACCAGGAGAATAATAAATGTCAAACATGTTAGAGCAAGCAATAATCGATGCAGATGCCCTCAGAGAGGCCGCTTTGAAGAACGCTGAAAACGCTGTTATTAATAAATATTCTAATCAAATTAAAGAAGCCGTGGAGGCGATTTTAGAACAACCTGAGATGCCCGACCTTGACATGCCTCCCGAAGAAGAGGACCTGGGCATGGGAGGCGCTCCTGAAGTACCCGATATGCCCATGGCGGCGCATGATGACGAAGATTTGTGCGGATGCCCTGACGAGCCGGGAGAAGGCGAAGATGGCGTGGTTACAATTGACTTTGACAAATTAACCCAGCAGCTTTCAGATACCGGGGATTTCGAAGAGGACGCAATAAGCACACAAGAAATGGCAAAAGAGTTTGCTGGTGCCCTTGAAGAGGAAGTTGACCTTGATAGCGATCTGTTAAAAGATCTCGTTGAAGAGTTGGTTGTTGACATCCACCCAGAGAAGAGTGGTTGGGCTGGCACGCCCCAGGCAATGGTTGATCTAGCAGAAGAGGAGATTCTTGCTCTTGAGCAAGACTCCAAGGTTAAAGAAGAGAAGGCAGCCATGAGAAAGGCTGTTAAAGAATTAGAGAATGTTAATGAGTCGTTAAGTGGCGACAAGCAAGAATTAGTCAATAAAATTTCTTCTCTTCAGAATGATAAAAAAGAATTAATTGACACTTTAAAAGAGATGAAAGACAAACTTGAGCAAATTAATCATTATAATGCCAAGTTATTATACACAAACAAGGTTTTGATGAGTGACTCCCTGAATGAGCGACAAAAAGTTAAAGTTGTCGAAGCTCTATCAAAAGCTGAAACTGTTGAAGAGAGCAAAATTATTTTTGAAACACTTCAAAGCACAGTGGGTAGCGCCTCAAATATTAAGCAACCAGAATCACTGAGCGAAGCGATAACTCGCCCAACTTCAACAGTATTATTGTCTCAACGTAATCGTGAGACAACAAAGAAAGGGGATCCGTCTGTTGATAGATGGAAAACCTTGGCTGGACTTAGTAAATAATTAAACAAAAGGAGGATTTTAAAATGTCTGTGCTAAATAAGCTAACTGAAGGCATCGTTGAAAGATCCCTGTCAAGAGAAGGCGCTGCCCTACTGGATAAGTGGGAAAAGACCGGACTTCTTGAGGGTCTTGATAACGATCAAAATAAGAATGGCATGGCTCGTCTCCTCGAAAACCAGGCTGCACAGCTTCTAAAAGAAGCTTCTGCAATGGCCTCTGGTGATGTCGAGGGTTTCGCGAGTGTTGCTTTCCCAATCGTCCGTCGTGTATTCGGCGGACTTATCGCTAACGATCTTGTTAGCGTACAACCGATGAGTTTGCCCTCGGGCCTCATCTTTTTCCTTGATTTCATTCATGGTGACAGCGGTACTGCCGCTCGACTTGGTAGTGTGCAAGGTCAATCGCTCTATGGCGGTGGCGTCGTTGGTCAACAGTTGACCGGCGGTATGAACTTGTCTGACTTCCAGTCAGGCTCTTTCGAGAAGAGTTTCTATAACCTCGACAGCGGTTATGCTTCGCCAACTGGTTCGCTGGGTTCTGTTGAAATTACGAACATTCATACTGGTACTTATGGTGGCGAAATGGGTTCTGTCGGTGTCGACAACGCCCGTATTCCCGCCGAAGAGGCCATGAAGATGTTCAGGTTTGATCCGAACATGACTTCTGGTTCAACCATGGTCGCTGTTGGTGACATCGATATTTCGAGCATTGTTGACTTTGGTGATTGGAATTCCAAGAACCTTATTGGTTTAACTCTGTCCGATAGTGCTGACGGCTCGGCAAACTCCGGTTCTGCCGGTCTTCTCCGCGGTGGCGGTGAGAATCTTGGCGCCACGCCCGTCAACGCTGTGCAGCTACGCCGTTTGACCGATTTCAGTGGTTCTTCGACTGGTACGGTTAGAGTGTGTTTCGCCCAAAGCCCTGCCGAAGGCGGTACCTTGGCTGAGTTGTCCGGTGCGTTGACCCACGAGTACGTTCTTAGTTACCCCAGAATGGATACATTCACTGAGACAACTGCTGCTGACGCCCCTGGCGCCATCGCAGGTGCTGCAACCTGGGCCCTTGAAAACGCGGAAAACATCCCCGAAATCGAGATCAAAGTCGATTCCGTGGCTGTCACTGCGATGACCAAGAAGCTCAAGGCTAAGTGGACCCCAGAGCTTGGTCAAGATCTCAATGCTTACCACAACCTCGACGCCGAGGTTGAGCTTACGAGCATTCTCTCTGAGCAAATTGCTCTTGAGATTGATCGCGAGATTCTTAATGACCTCGTGAAGGGTGCCACTGCTGGTACGTACTACTGGGCGCGTTCGCCTGGTCTCTTTGTCAACCGCACAACCGGTACTGAGGTTGGACAGTCTTCGGCTGCTCCCGACTTCACCGGTACTGTCAGCGAGTGGTATGAGACTCTTGTCGAGACCATTAATGACGTGTCGGCGCAGATCCACAGAAAGACTCTCCGTGGTGGTGCTAACTTCATCGTGACCTCACCTGAAGTTGCCAACATCCTTGAGTTCACCTCTGGTTTCCGCGCTAGCGTGACTGGTGATTCCGATAAGGGTACTGTCGGCGCAGTTAAGACTGGTGCTATCAGTAAGAAGTGGGATGTCTACGTTGATCCTTACTTCCCGCGTAACGTTGTTCTCGTGGGTCGCAAGGGCGGTAGCTTCTTGGAAAGCGGCTATGTGTATGCTCCATACGTGCCACTGCAGGTCACTCCGACCATCTTTGGACCGGAAGACTTCGTGCCACGTAAGGGCGTCATGACTCGCTATGCGAAGAAGATGGTTCGTCCCGATATGTACGGCGTTGTTGTTGTACGCGGTCTACTTGGAGAAGCCGGCGCTACTAGCTAGTGCTAACTGATCTAGGTTAGGTTTGATTTGAATCCCTGGTTGTTTTTCAACCAGGGATTTTTTTTTATTAAAAGTTGAAAAACTATTTTGTTTTTGAAAATCGCGATTACTTAAATTTTTTTTGCGATCAATTTTTCCAGATTTTGAGATATCGGAAACTACTTACTTGTGAGCCGTTGGCTCGTTACATAGTTTTTGGGTGGGCTTGACTCACCACCATTCTTTAGAATGGGACATGATTATAAATGGCAAAAAGCCAAGGGAGGGTTTCAGACTATGGGAAGCAAGAGATTAGGACTCGCAAGAGTCGAAAAATTAATAGAGAGTATGAAGAGGGAGATGTCCTTGCGAGGCACAACCCTCACGGGTTTTAGAAAACAAGTAGTACTGAGTGGTGGCGGAACTACTACATTAACAGAGGCGGATTCAGGAGCCTATTGTATATTCGATACAGCAGCCGCATCTAATTTTACATTACCAGCCCCAAGGTTGGGAATGCATTTTACCTTTATTCAGACAATTATAAACACCGCAGATCATGTTGTTCAAACGGCTACAAATGATCACGGGTTTTTAGGTGGCGTGATGCTTATGAATACAACCGCAGACCAAACTAATGCGTTTGCAACAGCAACTGATGGAAATAACGATTTCATTACTCTGAATGCTACTACAACAGGTGGTGCAGCGGCAGGATCAAGAATTGAAGTTGTTGCTATTTTGGATGCATCGGCAGCGGCATGCTGGGCAGTAACCGCCCATCTTATCGGTTCTGGCAATACCATAACACCATTCGGTGACTCACAGATTTAATAACTAATACTTATTAAGCGGTAAACTAAACCCCCTTTCTTCGGATTGGGGGTTTTTTTTTAACAAACTAAGCCCAACCTGCTATATTAAAGCAAGTCGAAACACTAGGAGAACAAATGTCCGAACCTATAAGTAATGATGCAGAAAGCACCGCTCCAGAAGATCGCACTTCTTGGTTGTTGACAGATAGGGTAGACTACTTGGAGCAAGTGGCCGCACACCTTATAGAGCAAAACAAGTATATACTAGAATGCCTCTCTGAGACGCTAACCGCTGTTAAAGAAATTTCTGACGGCGATTCTGAAGAATAAAGCTATTTATTATACAACCACTGGAGTTATCATGGGAAGAAAAAGAAGATTAATTAGTAATTCTAAATTTAAAAATAAG